GGAGGACCGATACCAGAAGATATTGATAAAGATAAAAATTCTATATATTTATCTACACACGGTAAACATACAATTACAAACAAAGAATATAATACTTCGTTAACAGCAGAAGGTAATTGTATTATTTTAAATTCTGATAGTTTAGTATTTAACGCTAGAGATGGTAATGTTAATATTAGAGCATCAGGAGATGTACTTTTTGAAGCAAAAGGAGTTAATATACACGCAACATCTGGTAATACTATAAAAATGGGAGATCCAAGGGGTGTGTTTATGCCTACTATAGATGCGATGGTAATGATGGAGTTTTTAACTGAAGTTATTGATGTAATAAATAAAGGATTTACAGCAATACCTAAACTCGCCGCTGTAGCTACTGCACCAGTAGCCGCGAAAGATATAGTAGCATTAACAACTCAAAAAATACCAAGGATAATAGAAATTCTTACAGAACAACTGTTTTTTAACAAAAGTGTTATGGTACAAGACCCAAGATTTCCAGTACCAGAGTTACCTAGTATACCAGAAATACCTGAGATACCAGAAATACCTGATTTACCTAAAGTACCTGAACTACCAGAAATACCGGGTACTGATAAGATATCAGATTTAGATAAAATAGAAAAACTTAAAGAATTAAAGAGGAGTTAAAATGACTAAAACAGAGTTATTAAAAATAATACAAGAAGTAGTACGTAGAGAAGTACAAAAAGAAGTTCAAAAGATATTTATAAAAGAAGAAACTTCTTCTAAACTGAAAGATATTGTAGTACCTGAAGTTTCTAAACCTAAGGAAAAAGTACAATATACAAAAAACAAAACTTTAAATAAAGTTTTAAATGAAACTGTAGGTTTAACTAAATCAGGAAAACAAACTGGTGAATATCCAACATTAGGTGGTGGTACTTTTGATAGTTCACGTATGAGTGAATTAATGGGTTACGGTAAATCAGAAGAAGCTAAAAGAGATATGGTAGCAGTAGATACTTTACAAAAAGCTGGTAAATCAGTAGAAGATGTTCCTGAACACGTAACAGATGCGTTAACAAGAGACTATTCTAATTTGATGCGAGCAATGGATAAAAAAGGGTAATATAAATGGCGTCAAGTGCTAAAGAATTAGATTTAAATCCAGATGTTTATATAGGGTTAACATATCCTATTAGACGAGGTAAAATTTTAGATTTTGAATCAACTAAAACTTCTTTTGAGCAAGCAGAACATAATTTAACAAATTTACTTTTAACTCAAAAAGGAGAAAGACCATTTCAACCAGAATTTGGTTCTAATTTAAGAAGAATTTGTTTTGAACAAATTGATGATAATTTACCTCAAACAGTTGAAGAAGAAGTTAAAAATACAGTTGAACAATGGTTACCTTATATTATATTAAATGAAGTACAAGTTTTAACAGATGACGGTAATTTGAATAAAATATATGTACAAATAAAATATTCAATTAATCTAGAATCTTTTAAAGAAAATACTATATTAATATCATTTGATTCAATAACTTAATAGGAAATATAAATGGCTCGTACAAGCGGAAAAAAGAATGTAGTAAAATCAGTTAATTATCTTAATAAAGATTTTAGTGATTTTAGAGATAATTTAATTGAATTTGCTAAAGTATACTTTCCAAATACATATAATGATTTTAATGAATCATCACCCGGTATGATGTTTATTGAAATGGCCGCATATGTTGGAGATGTACTTTCTTATTATGTTGATTCACAATTTAGAGAATCGTTACTAGCGTATGCTGAAGAAAAAAAGAATATTTACAATATAGCTCAATCGTTTGGATATAAACCTAAAGTTAGTACTCCAGCGTCAGTTATTTTAGATGTATATCAACAAGTTCCTTCAAGAACAATTAATAGTAAAGTTGTACCGGATGAAAGATATACACTTAATGTAAAGGCGGGTATGACAGTTAAATCTGGTACAACAAATACAACTTTTAGAACTTTAGAAGATTGTAATTTTAAGTTTTCTAGTTCTTATGATCCTCGTTGGACTGAAACAATTGATACATCAGGTGGTGATCCCGAATGGTATGTGTTGAAGAAAAAAGTTAAAGCCGAAAGCGGTACAGTAGTTACAGAAACTTTTTCATTCGCTTCAGCAGAAAAATATACTCAAATTAGATTAGGTAATCCTGATGTTATAGAAATAATTTCGGTAACAGATACAGATAATAATACTTGGCATGAAGTTGATTCTCTCGCAAGAGATACAGTTTTTGAAGATATGGAAAATAGTTCAACAACCTCACCTATGTCAGTAATAGATAAAACTACTAGTCCTTATATTTTGAAGTTAAAAAAAGTACCTCATAGATTTACAACATATATTGATCAAACTGATAAAACAGTTTTAAGATTTGGAGCTGGAATATCAGATAATCCTGATGAAGAAATTATACCAAATCCAGATATGGTAGGTTCAAATTTACCAGGAAGTCCAACATATTTAACAAGGACTTTTGATCCATCTAATTTTCTGAAAACAAAAGCATTTGGATTAGCACCGTCTAATACAACACTTACGATAAAATATTCGTATGGTGGGAGTATTGATGATAATGTATCAGCCGGTGATATTTCAACTATAACAAGTATAAATTATGCCATAGCAATTCCACCAGTAGCTAATGGAGCTTCTTTAGTACAAGACGCAAAAGACTCTGTAGCAGTAATTAATCCGAATCCGGCGATAGGAGGATCATCGGGAGAAACTATTAGAGAAGTTCGAGAAAACGCATTAGCATATTTTCAAGCTCAAAGTAGAGCAGTTACAAGGGAAGATTATATTGTAAGAGCTTATTCATTACCTTCTAAATATGGAAATATAGCAAAAGCTTCTTTAGTACAAGATGATCAACTTAGTGAAACTATAGGTCTTAGTGAATTGAATAGACCAGTAACAACTCAAGATGTTGAAGAAGGTAAAACTATAAAATCTTTACAAGTAAGAACTCCAAATCCATTAGCATTAAATATGTATACACTTGGGTATGACTCAAATAAAAAATTACAACCATTGAATCAAACAGTAAAAGAAAATTTAAAAACTTATTTATCACAATATAGATTAGTAACTGATGCTATAAATATTAAAGATGCTTATATAATTAATATTGCAGTTAATTTTGCAATAATAACAAAAGTTGGTGTTAATAAGAATGATGTATTATTAAGGTGTGTTAGAACAGTTCAAGATTTCTTTGATATAGATAGATGGCAAATAGGACAACCGATAGTTTTGTCTGATATAGCATATGAATTATCTTTAGTAGACGGTGTAGCTTCACTAGCCCCACCACGAGAAGATAATACTACACAACCAATTGTCATTACAAACAAGTATCAAGCATCTCAAGGTTATTCAGGGAATAAATATGATGTTACTGAAGGTGGTGGATTGAAAGATGGTATATTGTATCCAGCATTAGACCCAAGTATTTTTGAAATTAAATATCCGAATACAGATATACAGGGTAGAGTTCTTGGTGATAATTTAGGGATAACGGAGTAAGTTAATGCATTATTTTACATTCGCAGATAAAGATACAACACTTTATCAAGCTAGTTCAAGTTTGAATTCAGGTTTAGATGAAATATTAGAAGTTCGTAAAGATATTAGTGATACTGGGGCTACAGTAAATGTTTCTCGTATTTTAATAAAGTTTGATTTATCTTATATTTCAAGTTCAATAGCGGCAGGTATAATACCTGCACCTAGTATAGCGGGTTCACGGTATTATTTAAATTTATACGATGCTCATCCAAGTGGATTAGCAACATCACAAGTTTTATATGCACATCCAGTAAGTGGTTCTTGGACAATGGGAGATGGTCATAGTTATGATAATCCTGTAACTACAGAAGGATCGAGTTGGACATATAGATACGGTAAAATTACTGGAACACTTTGGTCTACTAGACCTTTGACTGGGTCTCAAGTTAGTGCATCAGGTGGACAATGGTTTTCAGGTAGTGGATATGTAGCTTCTCAGTCATTTAATCATAAAACAACAGATGTGAGAATGGAAGTAACTGATATTGTAAAAAGTTGGTTAAGTGGTTCACTTGTTAATGAAGGTTTTATGATTAAACGAAGTGGAAGTATAGGTAATTCACACACTGGTAGTGATGAAGGCAGTTCAACAAAATATGGTAACTTTTCATTTTTCTCATCTGATACTCATACAAAATATCCTCCTACATTAGAAACTGTTTGGGATGATTCTAAATGGGTAACCGGATCATTATCAGCATTAACAGGTTCAGCTTTAGAAGATAGTGTACTTTATATGAAAGGGTTAAGACCTGAGTATAAAGAAAAATCTAAAGTACGTTTTAGAGTTGTAGGTCGTGAACGATTTCCTACTAAAACATACTCAACAACACCTTCCAATTTAACTGTAAAATATTTACCAAGTACTTCGTCTTATTATTCAATTGTAGATGCTGAAACAGAAGATGTTATAGTTC